CCGCGGCATGGAGCAGCCGCTGCTCTCTGAACCGGAGGAGATCCAGAGCGTGGACGAGCTGGCGCCGCCGCCGGAAGCTGTCGTGAAAGAAGTGCATGAGGTAACCGACGAGGACGGTATTGTCGTCGGAAAATACATCAGGTACGTGCTGCCGGAAAAACCGAGCCTTCGCGGAGGGAAGATCATTATGCCGAAGGCCGATAGGAGAGGAGGTCGAAGGTGTGGACGATAAAGGCAGAATGAAGCCAGTACATATGGCCCTGTGCAAGCGCTGCGCAGACAGGACCCGCATTGAGTATCAAGAGCGGCAGGTCGATTATGAGCGGACCTGGAGCGGGACGTGTGGCCTGTGCAGAATGGAAGAGACGGTGCACGGGGTAGATCTGTACCCGAAGATCCGGCGCAACTTCAGGAGGCAGACAGGAGGCGGAGAACGTCGCCGTGCGGGCATTGGAGGTAGAAGAGTATGACGGTCAAACAGTGGCTCCGTCGCGCAAGAAGCTGCGATAAAGAGATCAGCGGGCTGAAGCTTGCGAAGGAGGCGGAGTATGCACGTCTGCTTTCCATCACAACCTCATTGGACGGCAGCGTGGTTTCGGGAACAAAGGATCCCCACAAGTTCGACGGATACGCCGAGCTCATTTCGATGTTTGATGCAAAAAAGAAGGAACTGTATGAAATAAAGCGAGAAGTGACTGAGGCGATCATGCAGGTAGAGGATTCGCGCTTTCGTGAGCTCTTACTGCTGTACTACGTCTCATGCCTTACCTGGGAACAGATCGCGGTCAACATGGGTTATGCCTACCGGCAGGTTACGCGCTTGCACGGGCGTGCTCTGGAGGCTGTGGCGCCTATTGTGGAAAAGATGTCCTTGAATGTCCCACAACACACGGAGTAGAGTGTACCTGTAAAAGGATGCTTCAGGGCGGCGCCGGTTCTCAAATTCTCTCCCGGCGCTGCCGTTTTATTTTGCCTTGAAAGACTTAGGCGTCTGCAATCTGAGCAGATGATCAGGGAGACCGAGCATGTCGGACATGTTGAAGACAAAGCGCTGGGAACAGAAGAGGGCGGCTATCCTGCGCCGCGACGGCTACGTCGACCAGCTGGCAAAGAGATACGGAAGGACGATCCAGGCCACGACCGTTCACCACATCTTCCCTCGCGATCAGTTCCCTGAGTACCAATGGGAAAACTGGAACTTGATCTCAGTGAGCGCAGAGACGCACGACAAGCTTCACTATCGCAGGACGCAGGAACTGACGGAAATGGGGATGGATTTGCTCACGCGCACCGCGCGCAAGAATAATATAAATCTTCCCTTAAGATGACTATCCCGCCCTGTAGGTTATAAATAATATCTTACGGGAGACCGGTGCGCGGGAGCTTTTTCCAACTGCGTCGAGTTTTTGGGAAAAATCCCCCCAGGACGGAGAAAAGGACATGAAAGCAGCTGCATGGAAAAGAAAAATACTCGAAAACTGCGGCCAGGTCGGCACCTTCCGAGAAGCTTTTCTGCCGGCCATTGACGCGCTGGCAAAGATCCTGGAGCAGCGTGACGCCGTTTATCAGGATTACATAAAATCCGGCGGGGAGCCGGTGATCTGGAAGACCAGCGACAGAGGCGCCGAGCAGCTCGTGAAGAATCCGCGCCTGCAGCTGTGGACGGATCTCAACGCGCAGGCTCTGGCTTACTGGCGAGATCTTGGCCTGACTCCTGCCGGACTGAAGCGAATCGACGAACAGGCCATGAAAAAACGCAAAAAATCAGCTCTCGCGGAGGCCCTGAAAGACCTTGGCTAAAGCGAAGAGATATAAGCGAGTTGCGGTCCAGTACGCAAAGGACGTCGTGGCCGGCGTGATCATAGCCGGCAGGGAAGTAGTGCAGGCCTGTCAGCGCTTCCTCGACGATTTGGAGCGGCCGGATCTGACGCTTAGAACAAAAGAGCCGGATTTCGTCATAGGCATCATTGAGAAGCTCATGGTGCATAACCAGGGCGAGGATCTAAACGGGCGATCTCTGATCAATACGCCGCTGCTCCTGCAGCCGTGGCAGATTTTCGTAGTCTATAACCTGATCGGTTTTTATCGCAAGGGCACAAGTGAACGCCGTTTCAAAGAGGCGTTCATTTTTGTTCCGAGAAAGAACGGCAAAACACTTTTCATCGCTGCGCTCGCCTTCGGGATAGCTCTGCTGGAGAGAAAGAGCGGGTCGAAGGTCTATGTGGTCGCAGCATCGATGAAACAGGCCTGCCAGTCGTTCGACGACATCCTGTTTACGCTCCGATACCATGGGATCATCAAGGAGTTCAGGGTGCGAAATAATAACGCAGAGCACTCGATGGCGTATGAGTTTCTCAATGACCAGGGTGACGTCTGCGGATCGCTCTACATCGAAGCGCTGGCTTCAAACCCGGACGTGCAGGATTCCTTCAACTGCAACGTGGCGATCGCCGACGAGATCCATGCGTTCAAAAAGGCCTCGCAGTACAACCGCTTTAAGGAGGCCATGAAGACCTACACGAACAAGCTCATGATCGGCATCACAACCGCCGGCGACAACATCAACAGCTTCTGCTATCGACGCCTGCAGTACGGCGTCAAAGTTGTCTCTGGCCAGGTAAAGGACGATTCGCTGTTCGTGTTCATAGCACGAGCTGATCAGAACGAAAAGGGAGACGTCGATTTTACCGACAAGATCCAGCATCAGAAAGCGAATCCGTCTTATGGCGTGACCATCCGGCCGGAGGACATCATGAAAGACGCGCTGCAGGCGCAGAACGATCCGCAGCAGCGCAAAGACTTCCTGAGCAGGTCTCTGAACATCTATACGACGGCCATGAAGGCCTACTTCAACCTGGCGGAATTCAAGGCGTCAGACGCGAAGTATTCATGGAGCCTGAAGGATCTCTCCAGGATGCCGATCGATTGGTATGGCGGCGCGGATCTGTCACGTATGCACGACCTCACAGCGGCGGCTTTATACGGAAACTACAACGGCGTCGATATTGTGATCACGCATGCGTTTTTCCCGATCACGGAAGCCGCGAGAAAGGCCGATGAGGACGGAATCCCGCTGTTCGGATGGCGTGACGACGGCTGGCTGACACTGGTCAACAGTCCGACCGTAAACATGGCCGACATCGTCAACTGGTTTGTGGCCATGCGAAGGATGGGATTCAAAATCAAGCAGGTCGGCCACGACAGGAAATTCGCAGGCGAGGAATACTTCCCGGCGATGACAGCTGCAGGCTTCAAGATCGTAGACCAGCCGCAATACTACTACCTGAAATCTCAGGGATTCCGTCACATCGAGCGCGCCGTGAAAAATGGCCAGTTTTACTACCTCCACTCGGAGGCCTACGAATACTGCGTTTCGAACGTCAGAGCCGTGGAAAAGACCGACGACGCGGTCCAATACGACAAAATCCAACCGGAGCATCGAATAGATCTGTTTGATGCTTCGGTTTTTGCGTGCATCAGAATGTGCGCACAAGGTGAGAGAGAAAAGAAAGCAAAAGCTTGGTGGGGGGACAAACAGAAATGAGCAAAACGAAAAGAAAAAACAGGGAGCCGCCTAAACAGAGAAACAACTTCGGCACGGTAGGCTTCCTGCTTAGTGACGACTGGCATGAGATCCTGTGCTCGGGATACACATCGCTTGATAAGAATCCCGAGGTCATGACGGCCTGCCACATCATTGCGGAACTGATCGGCTCTATGACGATCCACTTGATGAGCAACACGTCGAAGGGCGATGTGCGAATCATCAATGAGCTGTCGCGGGTGCTGGATATTACGCCGGAAATCAACATGACCCGGAAGACCTGGATGGAAGCGATCGTCATGAATCTGCTGCTGTACGGCCGCGGAAACAGCATTGTGCTGCCGCATACGTATCAGGGCTATCTGGAGAGCCTGGAACCGATCAACGCCTCTCGTGTGAGCTTGGAGCCTGTGAGCGGGAGTTATCGGAAGTATAGGATCGTCATCGACGGCGTTTCGAAGAATCCGGACAACCTTCTGCATTTCACCTACAACACGGATCCGTCCTACCTGTGGAAGGGGCGCGGGTTCGAGGTAACGATTTCCGAGATCGTGAATAATCTCCGGCAGGCGACTGCGACGGAGAAGGGCTTCATGGAAAGCAAGTGGAAGCCGGCGGTGATCGTGAAGGTCGACGCAATGACAGAGGAGTTTTCCAGCCCGGAAGGGAGACAAAAGCTGCTCGACAGCTATGTGAAGTCTTCCCGCGTAGGCGAGCCGTGGATGATCCCCGCAGATCAGTTCCAGGTTGAGCAGATCCGACCGCTCAGCCTGGCGGACCTCGCGATCAAGGACACGGTGGAACTGGACAAGAAGACGGTGGCCTCCGTGATCGGCGTGCCCGCGTTCCTGCTGGGCGTCGGGACATACTCGAGGGACGAGTGGAACAATTTCGTTCAGACGAAGCTCCGGGCGATCGCTCTGGGGATTCAGCAGGAGCTGACGCGAAAGCTGATCCTGTCGCCGTCGTGGTATGTCCGCTTCAATGTCTGGTCCCTAATGGACTACGACCTGAAGTCGATCAGTGATGTGCTGCTGGCCGGATCCGACCGCGGCTTCGTCAACGGCGACGAATGGCGCGATCGGGTGAACATGGCGCCCGCCGGCCTGACCGAGTATCGGGTCCTGGAAAACTATATCCCGGCCGATATGGCCGGCAGTCAGAAGAAGCTGGTGCAGGATGAATGAAACTGACGATTCAATGCCCGCACGGTGAGTACCGGGGTGGGAAGATCTATTGCAGAAAGGCATGCGGCTTTTGCGGGAACCAGCGTTTCAAATCCTGCAAAGGCTGGTGGGTATTAACAGACAATGCGGGCAGCTGCCCGCTGAGGAAGGAGAAAAAAGATGGAAAAGCGAGTGCAGAGATTTCTGCCCTTTAAGGATGTCCACACACGGAGCGAAGGCGAATCCAGAAATATTGAGGGATACTTCGCAGTCTATGGCGACGTTTACGAGCTGTGGCCCGGTGCTACCGAAAGCATCGCGCCGGGCGCGTTCACCGAGTCCATCTGCGGAGACGTCAGGGCTCTGTATAACCATAACGACGATCTGGTCCTGGGGAGGACGAGCGCCGGTACTCTGGAGCTCCGGGAAGATAGTCATGGCCTGTGGGGAAAGATCGCAATCAATCCCAACGATGCGGAAGCAATCAACGCCTATGCGCGCGTAGAGCGCGGAGACATCACTGGCGCCTCCTTTGGTTTTGCGATCGAGGAGGAGGAAACGGAATACCGCGAAGACGGATCTATCCACTGGACGATCAAAAAGATCAATCCTCTGTATGAGATCAGCCCTTGCGCGTTCCCGGCCTATGAAGCCACGTCGATCCATGCCCGCAAAGACGAGTATGACAACATCCGCAAGCGCCAGGTTGACGCCTGGAAGATTAAAGCAAAGGAGCGTATCAAAAATGCTTAAGGCTCTTCTGCTGAGAAAGCAGATCAACAACAAGAAGTCCGCGCTGGAGGCCCTGCGCGGCAAGGACGCTGAATTCGAAAAGCGTGTGGCCGACCTGACTGCTGCCATCGATGAAGTGGAGAACGACGAGCAGCGCAACGCCGTTGACGAAGAGATCAAGGCGTTCGAAGCTGACAAAGCCCAGCATGAGGCAGACAAGACGGCTCTCGAAGAAGAAATCCGCGGCTTGGAGGAAGAACTGGCCGAGGAAGAGGCCGCGCAGGACGTAGAGCCGGCGGGCCCCGTAGAAGACAACGAAAGAAAGGAAATGAACATCATGAAGATCCGCAACAAGTTTTTCGCAAAGATGAACGTCCAGGAGCGCGACGCTTTCTTTGCCCGCGACGAGGTGAAGTCTTACCTCGGTGAAATCCGCACCTGCATCAAGGAAAAGCGTGCTCTCAGCAACGTCGGCCTCACCATTCCGGCCGTCATGCTCGGCCTTCTGCGCGAGAACATCGAGGGCTTCTCCAAGCTCTACAAGTACGTCACGGTCCGCCCCATCTCCGGCGATGGCCGTCAGCTGATCATGGGCACCGTGCCCGAGGCGATCTGGGTCGATTGCTGCGCGAACCTCAACGAGATGGATCTCGCCTTCTCTGATTTCGAAGTCGACTGCTACAAGGTCGGCGGCTACTTTGCTGTCTGCAATGCGAATATCGAGGACAGTGATATCGACCTGACCGCGGAGCTGCTCGAGGCTCTTGGCAAGGCGATCGGCCTTGCGCTGGATAAGGCCATTCTCTTCGGCCGCAACGCCGCCGGCGCCATGAAGATGCCCCAGGGCATCGTGAGCCGCCTTGCTCAGGAATCCCAGCCTGACAGCTATCCCGCCACTGCCCGCCCCTGGGTCGATCTGCACACGAGCAACATCAAGACGATCGCCAGCACCTACCACGGCAAGGACCTGTTCGCTCAGCTCCTGATCGCCGCCGGCGCTGCAAAGGGCAAATACTCCAACGGCATGAAGGTCTGGGCCATGAGCGAGACGACCTACACCTTCCTGATGGCTGAGGCTGTTGCCATCGACGCGAACGGCGCGATCGTTTCCGGTGTCAATGGCACGATGCCTGTCCTCGGCGGCAACATCGAGCTCCTGGACTTCCTGCCGGACTACGTTATCGTTGGCGGCTACTTCGATCTGTACCTGCTCGGTGAGCGCGGCGGAAAGAAGTTCGCCTCCAGCGAGCATGTGCGTTTCCTCGCTGATCAGACCGTTTTCAAAGGCGTTGCCCGTTATGACGGCGGCCCCGTCATCGCTGAGGCTTTCGTGGCCATCGGCGTCAACGGAACGACGCCCAGCGCGTCCATGACCTTCGCCTCCGACGAAGCCAACGGCGTGAAGGCGATCACCATGAACACGCAGGCCGCAACTGTTGCTGTCGGCAGCGACATTCAGCTGTATGCCATCACCAGCCCCGGCGATGGTGAGGTCGTGTGGACTTCTGCCACCACCGCAAAGGCCACGGTCAACAGTTCCACCGGCGTCGTGACCGGCGTTGCCTCCGGCAGCTCCGTCATCACCGCCACCTGTAACGGCCTGAGCGCGTCCTGCACTGTCACCGTCACTGCCTGATAAGAAAGAGGGTCACAAGACTATGAAAATTCTGATAGGAATCCCGTCAATGGACATGGTAAGCGTGCATTTTTGCCGCAGCCTTGTGACCCTTGCAAAACTGGAGTGCTGCAATGTGTCGTTCGTTGTCAATTCCCTGATCTATTCGGCGCGGAATACGATCGCCAGGCAGGCGATCCAAGGCGACTATGACTATGTACTGTGGCTTGACTCCGATATGGTGTTCGAGCCGGATACGCTGGTGAGACTCCTGAAGGACGAGAAAGACATCGTAACAGGGATCTATTTCCGCCGCGTCAAACCGTTTTCCCCGGTACTGTACGAAAAACTCGAAATCAGGCAAACGGAATGCATTTTCAGCGGGGTCGAAAAATACCCCGCTGAAATCTTTGAAGTTGCCGGAGCGGGGCTCGGCTGCATGCTCATGAAGACGGACGTTCTCAAGGATATTGAAGCGACGGACGGACCTGTTTGGTTCGCTCCGATCGGAAACGTCGGAGAGGATCTCGCTTTCTGCATTCGCGCGAGAAAGCTGGGCTATAAAGTGTTCTGCGATCCAAGCGTGAAGCTCGGACATGTGGGGCACGCCATTATCACGGAGGCGAATTACGATGACAGACAATGATATGCTGCTCATGCTCAAGACCGATCTTGGCATAAAGACAACGGCATATGACTACAGACTCTCTCAGTACATCGAATCAGCAAAGGATCAAATCAAGCGTGAAGGTGCAACACTTAACTTCACGCGTGCGGACGATGTGCAGCTGGTAGTCATGTACGCAGCATGGCTCTGGCGCCGACGTGACGGCATGGAGGGCATGCCGCGGATGCTGCGGTATGCCCTCAATAATCGAATCTTCTCAGAGAAAATGCAGGAGGGCTGAGCATGGATGACGAACTGACTCTGATCGGCCAGGAACCTTATCGGGATCAGGCCGGCGTCTGGAAAACGCACAAAACGGAGCGGGACGTTTTCTGTAAGACCAGCAGCATCACCAGACAGGAGTATTACGAAGCAGGCCGAAATGGGATGAACCCGGAATTCAAATTTATGATCTTTTCGGGCGACTATAACGGCGAAAGCTTGTGCGTGTTCCATGGGAAGTCATACTCGATCTATCGCAGTTATCTTGTTCCTGGGTCCGATTACATGGAACTGTATGCCGAGCGGAAAGGCGGAACCAATGGCAAAGAAAACGCCGATTGATAAACTGAGCGCCGAGGTCGAAAAGATCCTTGCAGACTACGGACAAGACGTCAACCGGAACCTTTCGGAGGCGACGAAGCGTGTGGCAAAGGCCGGGGCAAAAGCTGTCAGTCAATCTGCAAAGGCCACGTTTGGAGGAACCGGCAAATATGCTGCCGGATGGTCCTCCAAACTGGAAGATGGACGCTTGAGTACACAAGGGATCATCTACAACAAGGATGTTCCCGGCATGCCCCATCTGCTCGAAAACGGTCATGCAAAGCGCGGAGGCGGTCGTGTGTCGGGCCGGGCTCAAATCGCACCGGTTGAAAAAGAAGTGATCAAGGATTTTGAGGAGGCTGTGAAAGCTGGGTTATGAGATCGTTCACAAAGACTGAGCTCGAGCTCCTGATGGAATCGACTGGCATCGAGAGCGCGTATAGAGAGTTCACCGAGAATACCGCCGTTCCGCCGCCGTTCATCTGCTTTTATCTCACAGAATCGGATGACCAGATGGCCGACAATCAGAATTACGTCAAGATCCGCGATCTTGTCGTTGAACTATACACGGACACAAAGGATTATGAGCTGGAAAAAACCGTCGAGGCTGTTCTGACTTCTGCAGGTATTGCATTCAGCATCACTGAATCCTACATCGACTCAGAGCGGATGAACATGGTCGCATATTCCGCTCAAATAATTTTCAAAGAGGAGGCCCAAAATGGCTGAAACAAATAAAGTGAAATTTGGTCTGTCCAAGTGCTACTACGCCATCAAAACGGAAGTGAGCACTTCGCATCCGAACGGTTACGAAACGCCGGTTCCGCTTCCCGGCGCCGTAAACCTTTCTCTGTCTCAGGAAGGCGACACCAACACCTTCCGTGCGGACAACATCGACTATTACGTCAGCGCATCCAATAACGGATACAGCGGAGATCTTGAGCTGGCGCTGGTGCCGGACTCTTTCCGCACTGACGTCCTGGGTGAGGTCGTTGATTCGTCCGCCGGGATCCAGTATGAAGCTGCGGACGTTCAGCCGGTCGAGTTCGCTCTGCTGTTCCAGTTCGAGGGGGATGCGCACTCGACGCGACATGTTCTCTATAACGTCAAAGCCACGCGCCCGGACGTCAGCAGCGAAACGACCGGAGAGACCATCGAGCCGGGCACCGAGACCCTCTCGATCCGCGCGACTGCGCGTGTGATGACGGTGGCTGGTGAGCAGAGGCCGATCGTGAAGGCCAAGTGCAGCGAATCGGACAGTGCTTACACGACCTTCTTTTCGTCGGTTAAGGTCCCGACGTCGGGGTCCTGATCATGGAAAGAGTCATCAAATTAGGTGAGGTTGAGACGCGGATGGTTGCCAACGCAACCACTCCGCGTCTTTACCGTTCACTGTTCAAACGAGATGTTTTCCGTGACCTGAGCAACAGCATCGACGGCGAAGACATCGTCAATTATGAAACCTTCGAGAACATCGCCTTCGTGATGGCGATGCAGGGCGGATCGGTCTCGACCGGAGCGAAAATTGAGGACTGGCTTGCAGGCTTCCCGACTTACGCTATCGCGGAAGCGGTGGACCAGATCATGGAGCTCTGGTCTGGGACGACCGCCACCACATCCGACGCAAAAAAAGAGTGAGACCGACGGACCGGGAAATGAACACAGCGCTCTTTCTTCTGCGCTGTGTTCAGCTCGGCCTGTCTATCGCCGACCTTGAGCTTCTGGAGGTCGGTATGGTCTATGACATGTTCACAGAGGCTTCAAACGACGACTGGGAAGGCTACAAGCAGCTCGCCACTCAGTCGGATATGGATAATTTCTGAGGTGACTTACCAATGGCAGGAGGACGCATTTCTGGTATTACGATCGTAATCGGCGGCGATACCAAACCACTACAGAAAGCACTTAAGGGCGTCAATGGCGACATCAGAACAACGCAGAGTCAGCTGAAAGACGTCGAGAAGCTCCTCAAGCTGGACCCGACGAACACAGAGCTGCTCAAGCAGAAGCAGCAGCTGCTCGGCAAGGCAGTTGAGCAGACAAAGGATAAGCTCGACCAGCTGAAGGAAGCACAGGCGCAGATGGACGCTCAGGGCGTTGACAAATCGTCCGAAGCATATATGGGCCTGCAGCGCGAGATCATCGAGACAGAGCACTCGCTGAAAGAGCTCGAAAATGCCGCCAAAAACTCCAACGTTGTCCTTGATAAGGTCGCCGCAACGGCGGACAAGGTAGCCGGGGGAGCGCAGAAGGTAGCTGAAAAAACAAGAGCGCTATCCACTGCTGCTGCCGGTGCCCTGACTGCGATCGGCGGACTTGCGATCAAGTCCGCAGCCACGGCTGACGATCTCAATACGATGGCAAAGCAGACGGGCTTCTCGACTGCCGAGCTGCAGAAAATGCAGTATGCTTCCGGTCGTATTGACGTCTCCATGGAAACGATCGCTTCGGCCAGCGCAAAGCTCACAAAGCAGATGGCGAGCGGGTCCTCCGCGTTTGAAGATCTTGGCGTTCGAATCACAAATGCCGACGGGTCGATGCGCAGCTCCACCGAAGTGTTCTACGACACGATCGAGGCGCTTTCGGGCATACAGAATGAAACCGAGCGCGACGCCGCAGCGATGGAGATCTTCGGAAAGTCTGCAACTGAGCTTTCCGGGGTCATTGACGACGGAGGAGCAGCACTCAAGGAGTACGGCGAGGAAGCCGAAAAAGCCGGTCTGATTCTTTCTCAGGAAACCCTGGACGGCATGAACGAGATCAACGATGAGATCGACCGTCTGAAAGCAAAAGGCGCAGCAAGTCTTGTGAAGGCCGGCTCAAAAGCCCTGAAAGCACTGACGCCTGTCATCGAAAAGGTCGTCTCAGTGGGGGAGAAGGTGCTTGATTTCATCTCCAACCTCAGCCCAGAGCAAATGAAGGTCGCGACAGGCATCCTTGCTGTTGTTGCTGCGATTTCCCCAGTAGCCGGCATCGTATCAAAGGTCGCGAAGGCAGTGAGCGGGGCGACTAAGGTGCTGAAGTTCCTCCGGATCGGTGCACTTGGTCCTATTCCGTTGATTATCGCCGCTGTCGTGGCTGCAGGGATTCTGCTGTATAAAAACTGGGATAAAGTCAAAGCCTTTGCCATTCAACTTAAGGACGGCCTCGTGGCCGCCTGGAACAAAATCAAGACTGCAACCGTTGACGCGTGGAACGCGGTCAAGACAGCAATCTCGACGGCCTTTAATGCTGCGAAGGATGCTGTCTCGACGGTCATAGATACGATAAAAACAACAGTTTCGAATACGTGGAACACGATCAAGACCGCAACCTCCACTGCGTGGAACGCGGTCAAGACAGCAATTTCGACGGCCTTTAATGCTGCGAAGCAGGCGGTAACGACGGTCATAAATGCGATCAAGACAACAGTTTCGAATACGTGGAATGTGATCAAGAGCACAACTGCCGCTGTGTGGGCCGCGATTCAGACTGCTATTTCAAACCCGGTTTTGGCGGCGAAGAACATTGTCTCAACGATCGTCAACGGAATCCTGTCGGCGGTTTCAAATTCGTGGAATACGATCAGAAGCGTGACCTCGTCAGTGTGGGCTGCGATTCAGAGCGCTGTTTCGGCGCCGATCGCGGCCGCTAAGGCAGCTGTTTCGACTGCGGTGAACGGCATCAAGACAAATCTGAGCAGTACTTGGTCCGCCATCAAATCGAACGTCTCGAGCGCGTGGAACGGAATCAAGAGTGCGATTACGAAGCCGATCGACGACGCAAGGTCGAAGATCTCTGAGATCGTCGAGAAGATCAAGGGGTTCTTCCCGCTGAAATTGACAAAGATTTTCGAGGGATTCAAACTCCCCAAAATCAATATTTCTGGCGGTCAAGCGCCGTGGGGTATCGGTGGAAAAGGCGTGAAGCCGACGTTCTCTCTTTCGTGGGAGGATTGGTATGCGCGCGCTATGCAGATGCCGCGAATCCTACAGGGTGCGCAGATCTTCGGATCGATGAACGGCCATCTGATCGGTGGAGGTGAATCCGGCCGCGAGATCATCATGAGCTATGACAAACTAAAACGGATGATGGGCGGCGGCGGAACCACCATCAATGTGACAGTGAACGCAGCTCCAGGAATGGACGAGCGGGCAATTGCGGATGTGGTCTCTCGCCGGCTGCAACAGCAAGTGGATAGGAGGAAAGCTGTATGGGCTTGATTTTCGACGGAGTAGACCTTGAAATCGCATTCGGGGTCGAGATAGACGGTGCGGATACATGGCCGAAGCCGGAACGCGACCGGGAACTGATTCATGTTCCCGGCCGCAATGGCGATATCATCATGGATAATGGATGCTGGCAGAATGTGCCGATCTCTTATCGGATCCTGATTAAAGACGGCTGGATCGAGCGCTATGAGGAGTTCATGAGCTGGCTGTGCGCCCATGTGGGCTACTTCAGGCTCGAGGATCCGAAAAGACATCCAGGCGTATACCGTATGGCCGAGTATGTCGGCCCGACGGTCCCGGAGCTGTGGTTTTATATCGAGACCGGCGTGATCCCAATCGACTTCAACTGCAAACCGCAGCAATTTCTGACAGGAGACGATAAGCCTCTGCAGAGGCTTTTGCCCGTCATCATTGCGCGAACAATGTCGTCCTGTTATATGCCGGTGTCAGGCAATTCAATCAAATATATCCCGACCATCGATTCTTCCGTGAGCGGATCGGTTAAAGGAAAAATCAATATCTATAATTCCGAAAAGGAACTGATCGATACAAGCGGAGACGTTACCCTCTCTGATGGAGTCTCCGTGTCTTTCACCATTACTGCAAATGGCGCGGCATACTGGAGAATCGTTATCACCACAAACGACGCGGATGATAACGATCTCGTGAGCTGCAGAGTAATAGGCAGCACTATTGTTGATGGAGCTGCTATGACTCTCGACGCTGTGCTGGCCCGCAGTTTCTCGTATCACAATCCGACTGGATATGCAACAAAGCCGCTTTTCCATCTGTATGGCGAAACAGGCTGTTACATGGCCCTGACACAGTATGACCGTCAGATAGAGAACTGGCAAAAATACTGGTTTTGGAATATCAGCGATTTCTCTGCAAAATCGAGTGACGCATATATGGACTGCGAGATGCAGTACCTCTACTGCTATCAAACGACGGAGGATATCACCAAAAAAGTAAGCCTTGGCAGCTATCTGACAATGACAGATTCGACATCCAACCTCGGCGAGGCTCTCGTGTTCCCGGAATTCGGAGAAAAGGATAACATGCTCGAGCTTTACACGCTAAGTGCCGCTGATCTTGGGCTTCTGTTGATTTATCCGAGGTGGTGGCGCGTATGATCCCTCGTTTGTATCCGGCAGAAGAAGAGACGTTTGCGAGCTTTGGCGACTCTCTGAACGATTGTATCACCTGTGAAGTTTCGGAAGAAAGAAACGGTGAGTATGTACTGTACATGGAATATCCGCAAGGCGGGATCCATGGAAAAGAAATCGAGATTGATAAGATCATCCTGGCCAAGCCGAGCGACGGAGCGGAAGAGCCGGAACCGTTCCGGATCACGGACATCTCGGCATCGATCAACGGGACCTATGTGATCAACGCGGAACATATTTCTTACCAGCTTAATCACATCATTGTCGGCCAGATCACCAAAACCACGCGCTATGCTGAAAGAGCCATGACGCAGGTGGTCAGAGACAAGCTCCTTTCGGCTTCTTGCCCTTTTACGTTCATATCGGACATCGGCGAGGAATCATCTCCTGTGAAGACCGTGGGCCCGTCGAAAGCAATGTCGATGCGAGAGTATCTCGGCGGAACGGAAGGAAGCGTTCTCGACACCTACGGCGGCGAGTTCCTCTGGAACCGCTGGAACGTTTCTCTGCTTGCATCAAGAGGCAACAATAACGGCGTCAAGATCACCTACGGCAAAAACATCACAGGTCTCAACTATGAAATCGATTTGTCCTCGGTATACACCGGCGTGGTCGCCTTCTTCATGAATGAAACCGACTATGTCGAATCCGTCTTGCAGACGATCCAAAACAGCTACGCTTTTGAACGGTCAATAGTCGTGGATGCAAGCAGTGAGTTTCAATCCGTTCCGACGGTCGAACAGCTGAACACTTGGGCCGCGAACTATCTGGCGGCGAACAGCGCAGGCGCCAGAATGACCGTTACAGTCAATTTCATCCCGCTGTGGCAATCGATTGAGTACAAGGACTTTTATGATCTGGAGCATGTTTCTCTGTGCGATACGGTCGAGGTAATCTATCCTCCGCTTAACCTTGACCTGTCTGCGAAGGTCGTCCGAACCGTATATGACGTCCTTCGGGAGCGATACAAAGAAATTACCATAGGGACGCCGGGGGCTTCGCTGGATGGAACCATCGTGAAGCTTCTTAAGAAAACAAAATGACGAGCAAAAGAGAGGAGCTAAAACATGGATACTATTCTTCAGGGGACTACACCCTATTTGGTGATTGATTTCGCTGACACCGGGCTCGACGTTGCAGATTTTGATGCAGCTGAGCTGACAGTGACGTCTGGTTCGGAAAAACGTACCTATGATCTGGATGACATGGATGTGGACGCCGTCGAGAATACTTTGACCTACCACTTCTCAGAAGGCGACACGCTGGCTCTCAGCGCGACGGCCGCTGTCTTTTGGCAGATCTATGTCAAGGTCGACGATGAAGTGTTCGGCACGAGGCCGGAGCAGGTGAAAATCTTTACAAAGATGAAAGGAGAAGCGATGTCATGAGCACTCCGAATAGAGTTGTTGTGAAGCCGTCGCTTTCTGATCAGACAATAAATGCTCCGGCTTCGATCCGGTCGCAGAGCGGGGGCGGCACAAGCGACTATGAAAGGCTGTCGAACAAGCCGTCTGTGAACGGCGTAACCCTGTCGGGTAACAAAACCGCGGCGCAGTTGAGTCTTGACCAAGTATGGTGGGCTACAATCAACTCGACTTCCCTTGCCGATATCAAAACGGCAGATGCAGCTGGTAAAATCGTCATGTGCAAGTACACGGATAGCTATGGCAACGAAATCAATTTGCGCCTTATCGATTGCACAGATGATGGCTATTGCTATTTCGCCGCTTTCTCTAAAGGGCTTTCTGAATTTTTCTACGCGGAAGTTTGGCAGAACGGCTCTGCAACTGAGTGGACTGTTGGCAGCTCCCATTACCCGCCTACTGCTTCACAAGTCGGTGCTGTTGCTGTTGCACAGGGCGTAGCCCATGCCGGGAAATTTCTCGTTGTCGGCTCTGACGGCAATATCACCATGGTCAGCATGACCGCGTGGCAAGGAGGTAACTACTGATGGCACTCGATAAACTTGTCGATTCGACACAGCTTGACACCGACCTCACATCCGTTGCCAACGCAATCCGCAACAAAGGCGGAACGAGCGGCTCCCTTCCTTTCCCGAACGGATTTATCCAAGCAGTGGGGCAGATCGAAACAAACGGATGGACAAAACAAACTGTTGACACAGACGGCGCAGTTACGCAGGAGCTTTCTCCTCGTGTGATTTATCATTTTACAGGAGCTCTGACAGCTCTGACTATAACGCTCGGCGCAGCGGCTGAAGGAACAATCGCAGAATACCACTTCGATTTCAACTGTGGCTCGACCGCACCGACCGTGACTATCCCCAGTGCGGTGACGCTGCCGGACAACACCAACTTTAATGCGAACAGACACTACGAGATCGATATCCTCGACAACTACGCGGCGGTGATGTCATGGTCAAATGAAGTCACCCCGTAGGCGAATGGAGTGCTGTTCTAATGGATAGACGTACCATAGCGCGGTTCGAAAAGAGTAAGGATATGCTCGAGTTGATCAGCGCAGAACAGATCGAGCGGATCGAGGATCCGCTCTTGAAAAGGACCCTGACCTATCGCGTCGTTGAGAAGCTGACGGTCTCGGAGATATCGGAAAAAATACACTATTCCCTTCGCCATACATTCAGATTGATTAAAGCAGCTGCAGCTGCTGCCTGCGGTGATCGGAAAGAGAGGAAAAAAGGATGACGATTGTTTCTCAAAACATCGTGACCGTCGCGGCGGTGGTCGCGGCGATCGTTGCTCTGGTCGGATACTACAACAAGGCGCACAAATGGGTCCTGAAGCAGGAGAAGCAGGACTCAGACATCAAGGCTATCAAGCGCGAACAGACCTTGCTGGTTTATGCCTTGCGAGCATGTCTTGACGGCCTCAGCCAGCTCGGCGCGAATCATCTTGTCCCGGAGGCGAGGGACAAGCTCGATAAGTACATCAACCAGCAGGCACACGACCAGCTCGATTAGGACGGAGGCGCTTATGGGCTACGACAGAAACAAAGCGCTTGAAATCGCCCGCGGGGAGCTGGGGTATCACGAGAAAGCCAGCAACTCTCAGCTCGACGACAAGACGGCCAACAGCGGCACCGCGAACTATACGAAGTACGCCCGCGATCTTGACGCAATCGGCTTCTTCTACAATGGCCCGAAGCAGGGCTTCGCTTACTGCGATGTTGGTTATGACTGGACGCTGGTAAAGGCGTTCGGCGCAGAGGCGGCCTTGAAACTGCTCTGCCAGCCGCGGAATTCTGCAGGAGCTGGATGCTACTATTCAGCGATGTACTACCGTCAGCGCGGGCAGTTCCACGGCCCGAACACAGTTCCGCAGCCGGGGGATCAGATCTTCTTTACCTATAAGGCTGGAGAGGTCAGTCACACCGGCATGGTCGAGAGCGTTTCCGGAAATCAGATCACCTGCATTGAATTCAACACATCTGATCAGGTTGCGCGGCGATACTACACGGTCGGACAGTCCAGTATCTACGGATATGGCCGCCCGGATTGGGAAATGGACGGTGCCGCATCGCCTGCTCCTGCGGAAGATCGCCCTCCTGCTGCGACAGCTCCGGCCGCAGCGACCTACAAGATTGAGCTTCCGTTTCTGAGAGAGGGCATGAAGGACACAAAGGACGATCATCGGATCGCCCGCGTTCAAACTCTCCTGATCGCCCGTGGCTATTTCTGCGGAGGCAAGATCGACAAAAACACCGGGAAGGAGATCCCAGACGGAGAATTCGGCCCTACCATGAAAAAGGCAGTCAGCAAATACCAGGCAGACAACGCCCTCACGGTGGACGGTGAGATCGGCTCCGAAACTATGACCACACTGCTGAAATAACACGAAGGAGGAACCACATATGAAAAAGTATCTCAAGACTTTCCTGATGGCCATGCTCGCGCTGACGATGATCTTCATGCTCTGCGCCTGCACTGCGCCAGCCGTCCAGATCCAGAACGCGGACGGCAGTTACACTATTGCCGGCGTCCTGATCGAGCAGACGACCAATGTGATCTACCGTCTGATCTGCGCGGCAACTCTCGCATTCGGCGCCTGGGTGCTGAATAAGATCGGCAAGAACGCTAAAATGAAAAACCTAAGCCTGGCAATTCAGCTCGTCCTTGAAATGACACGGCAGACTGCAGAGGAGCTGCAGCAGACCATTGTGACCGATCTGAAAGCGAGCCGCCCGGATGGCAAACTGACGCCGGAGGAAGTGGACGATCTCGGCTTCAGGCTTCTCAAGACTGTGAAGATCAAAGTGGACGAGGCGTCCAAGGCGCTCATTGAAGCTGCTGGCATTGATCTCGATGCACTGATCACCGGTGAATGTGAAGCGTTTCTCGACAGAATGAAAAAGAAGGTCGAGGGAAACGTGGAAAACGGCGTGGAAAACGCTCCGTGATACTCAAAAAGAATGGCACGGCCTTTTGATAAGCGAACATTTGAGACCTCAGATTCGTAATCAGCAGGTCGTGTGTTCGAGTCACATTACCAGCTCCATAATAAAAAGCCCCGAAATCCTTGTAAAATCAAGGGTTTCGGGGCTTTTCTTGTTGCCCGCGGAGCACAGCCGGGGCAGGGCTTAAGGGGCATTTTGGGGCATAATGGAGCACTCAAGCGTGGAAAAAAGCGTGGAAAAATTTTTGATTTAGGCATCGATCAGGGCTCGGGCGGCCTCGGTGGTCTCCTCATCATGGTGGGTGTAGATGTTTGCCGTGACAGAAATATCGGAATGTCCCATCAGCACCTTCGCCACATTGAGCGGGACGCCCTTTTTCTCCAGATCCGTGCAGTAGGTATGCCGGAGGCAATACAGATCCAGATCGTCTGACAGCGCGTGACGATGCACAACAAGGGTTTTGCGCCTGCCGCCTTCAAGCTTAATATACTCATGCTCCGCGCCGAGCTCGAGATCCATATATTTTTTGATCGTCTCCCAGCGCCTTTTAATTGACTCCTCGCTGAGCGCGCTGCCGTTCCGCTGCGTGAAGACATACTCGGAGGAGCGTTTGAGATTCTGCAGCCAGGGCAGGTACACGCGGGGGATCGGGATGTCACGCACGCCAGCGGATGTCTTCGGCTCCTTGATCTTTCGGCTGCCGCTTTCGATGGCGTGGCGCACATGCAGTGTAGCTGTGTCGAGATCTATATCGCTCCAGCGCAGGGCAGCCGTCTCGGCCGGGCGTAAACCGCAATAGAGCATACTCAAGACCCAGGCGCCGGATCGATTTGGTTTGCCGCCGAAGGAGGGCATGTCGGCGACGGTGAGCAGAGCATGGCGCTCAGAGGCCGTCAGACTGCGGTGAGAGCCTTTTTCCGTCCGGGGCATGGAGAGGCTGGCAGAAGGGTCAAAAACGATAAGGCGGCTGGTCCAGGCCTGCCGGAACATGGCTTTGAGCACCATGCGTAATTTGATAACGGAGGAGTAAGACTGTCCGGCCCGTCCGTTGAGGAGCTGCTGCAGGCGCAGATCTGTCACCTGGCGCAGTTTGAGGCGGCCGAGCTCTGGAATGATTACGCGCGAGACGATGCTCTCATACATGCGATACGACTTCTCAGTAATGGGGCGCGGACGGACATAGTTTTTCAGCCACACGGTGGCCCATTGCTTGACAGTGCTGTTGCTGTCAGCGCGTCCGGCCTCGAGCTCGCGGATCTTCTCGAGCTTTTTCTGAATGACGTCCTCAATCGTGACGCCGCACACCTCATACCGGAGACCGTCGAAGGTGAAAGTTTTCCGGATGTAAGAGTATTGCTTCTTGCTCTTTCGTACTTGTTCACAAGCGGGCATAGCGACCTCCTTCAAAAAACTTCTTGCACGCTGCGCCCGGGTGTGATAGGATAAAAGGGCGCAGAAATCCCGTAGTTTGCTGACTGAAGGGTTTTGCGTATTGCCGCTCTCGGAGGGTAGGATCTCCGAGGGCGGTTTTTTGCTGCCTATTCGTCGGGCTTGGAATGAATGCTGATCTCGGCCCAATAGTTCAAGCTGGATTTATCGAGGGAATTCTCTTCAGAATCGAAGTATTTGTAATTGCCTCCGCCGATTTCTGCCTCGATACGAAGGATCTTATCAGAAGCCAGCAGGTTCTTTACATGGCTGCAGCTGCCTTTTTTGATGTAGCCGATCTTTTCGCCGTCCACAATGACCATGACGGCGTTCGAATCGTATTCATTTTCCGGCTCCGGAACGAGCTCCACCTTCTTAGGCATGAAATAATACTGGAATATACGTTCGTCGCTGGGGCCGTCTTCCTTCAGATCCGCCTTCGAAAGATTGTAATCGGGGTTTTCTTCCGCCAGGGCCTCAACGCTTTTCGTGTAGTTGGTGATGCCGGCTACACGGAAGTTCTCGACTTTTTCGGCCGGTTTGGGAGCGGGCGCTTGAGCGGGGGAAGGAGACGCCGAGGCTGCACCGGGATCCGGCAAAGCCGACGGCTCTTTCTTTTTGAAGAAACGCGGATAGCAGAAGAAAAAGAGACCGAGAACAACAAAAACCCATCCGGCTTTTACGCCGCTTACAGCCAAAAGGAGGCCTGCGAGGAATAACAAGACGCCGGTGGCGGTGTAGAAAACTTTGAGTCCTTTTTTCATATCGTGTTACCTCCCAATACAACCGCCCATGGGGCGGGAATTGACGCTTTACCGAACGTTGCTCGTGAAAGCAACGGCTTTGCCGAGGATCCGGATCTGCTCCATATCCTCGCCCCATTTGACAATCGGGCGGTATTGCGGGTTCTCCGGCTCGAGCGTGATGTGATCGGAATAGAGGTGCACCCGTTTGAGCGTGGCGGAGTCGTCGATCAGAACGGCGGCGATCTCACCGTCCTGTACAGTTGGCTGCTGACGGATATAAACGATATCGCCGTCGAAAATTCGCGCGTTAATCATACTGTCGCCATGGCAGCGCAACGCGAAATCGGCCTTGACATGCTCCGGCATATTGACCTCACCCTCAATGTTCTCCTCGGCGAGAATCGGCTCTCCGCAAGCAATGGCCCCTACGAGCGGGACGCTACGCATGTTTGGCATAGGGATGATATTTGATGGGAGTTCGGCAGAGTCAGACCAGCCCATTAAGTATGCAGGAGAGGTCAATAGAATGCGTGAGATAGGCTCTAATATATTGCCAGGCATCTTTTCAATATCGCCTTTTTCATATCGATAAATAGTGGCTGGGGAAACGCCGAGCTTATCGGCAAGATACTCTGCAGAGATACCCAATTCCTTCCGTCGTGACTTGATGCGTTCTCCGGTAGTCATGTAATCACCTCGGAAATAAAATACCATAAGTATTGCAAAAATGCAATAGACTATTTGCAAAAATGCGAAAATTTATCTTGACAACGGATTTCGCTTATGCTATTTTCAATATGGACTTGCAAAAATGCGAGAAAGGAGGCGAATACAATGAGAGTAGATATCGATGCGCTAAAAAAGAAAATCACTGATCGAGGAATGACCCAGGAAAATCTCGCAAAGTCGATCGGTATTGATAACAGCACATTTTATAGAAAAATCAACAGTGACGCTCTGACTTTTTCGATCGGTCAGATGCATAAAATCGCTGATGTGCTGTCACTGTCGCCTGAAGATGCGACAAAAATTTTTTTGTGCGAGATCTCGCAATAATGCGAGACGTGGCGCGAGCAAAGGAGGCTTCCATGGCAACCAAAAAGCAGATCGTGCAGGATATTCGCGAGCAGGTCGGGAACTTTGTTTCCTTTGGAGCTGTTGCGCGATATCTCGGCATGAGTCCTCATGCTGCACGTGATTTCCTGGCCGACGTGCCGAGCTATGACGTCGGGAAAAAGCGTTGTTTCTTTGCAATTGATCTCGCAAACAAACTGAGCGGGTGCGAGTTGCAGTGAAAAACATAAAGCATCAGCTGCCTCTGGCGGCAGAAATATGAACGAAGGAAGGAGAAAGACGATGTCCACAGCAGCAAACCACAGCAAGCGCAGCCACCGGAGCCACCGGCGGCATTACGGGCAGGGGAAGATCCTGCGAAGCCGGATCGCCGCAGGGAACAACAAGAGCGTTCCCTTGCTCGCGAGGCTTGCACACAGACTGAAGGCGAAGATCCTGCCGAAGGCAAAGCGTTTGACGGTAGGGGAGGAGGCGAAAGAAGCATGATTTGGATCATCAGCGCGCTCTTCACGGCGCTGTGTATTTCGATCGCTGTGAATCAGGTTTTATATTTACGCATCCAGGATCTACGCCGCGAGCTGGCAGAGGCCACGGACTGGATGGATCCCATCGTGATCGGAGAAGAAGGCGAAGACGATGACCCTTAAGTATGCGGACTACCGGGACGCGATGCTGAACGCGGCCGTGCCCGGGCAAGTTGACCGGCTGCTGTGCGCCGCGGAGGCGGATCGGGGAATCAGCGCCTGGTATCTGGACAAGCTGAGAGCCCAGGCGGAGCAGCGAAAGCGCCAACTCACGCGGGATAGCTACTGCCGACGCCGCAAGTGCCGGTACTGGAGAGATCCGGGACGGTACGGCATGAACAGTTGCGACTACATTACGATCACCGGGAAGTCCCGGATCGCGCAGATCCCGGACAGGCGGCTCCGCCGGGACTTCGCCCACTGCCCGCTGTACGACGACACCAGGCCGGAGCCGAAGCCGAAGCCGCCAGCGGAGCGGGACCGCGTCCTCTATGATTGGGAGAGGGGAAGGTCGCTCTACGACGCCGGATATACAGACAGAGAGATCTCGGAGACACTCGGGTGCACGAGGGAGGCGGTGAAGTGGTGGCGAAGAAAACAGCATCTGCCGGCACACGGAAAGCGCTGAAACGCTGTGATGGCTGCCGCCTGCTGGAAATCAGGGAGCCGCTGAAGCGGGGCGACTGCTTCACGGCGCACTGCACGGATCCGGACAAGCCGGTGATCGGCGCCAGACGCACGGTGGCCATCAGCTGGCTCGGTCCTCCGTTCAACATACAGATGCCGGCCTGGTGCCGGAGAAAGGAGAAAAATGAACCGCGAAGAGCAAAAGAAAATGGGCCTCACGCACATTGAGACACTGGTGGAAGAAGTGGAAAAGTGCCGCGAAAAGGGATGGATCAGCCAGGCGCGCACCGCGTTTGAGCAGGCGACCGGCGCCGTGATGGTGCTGGCCATCACAGAAATCATCACCGACGCGGAGGAGAAGGAGCTGAGGGAGGAGCTCTATAACAAACATTATGTCTTTGAAGAATAAAAAAGCCGCCCGCCCGGATGGTACCCAGGCAGACGGCATAGACAAAGAGGAAAGCATAAACTCTGTCTGTGAACAGAATAGCGCTACCCGTGATAAATGTCAAGGGGGCCCCAGGAGCGGGAAAACCGCGGCGACAATACAGATCCTGACCGAAAATTTTAACATCGCGCGGCGAGCTGTACATATCGCGGCGGTGATCATGAACGCGGACGGATTGTGCAGATACGACTCGGTCGAAAAATGCAGGAAGGTGTGGCCGCCGGACAACAAGACCTGCGAGAAGTGTATCGAAAAGTGGCTGCTGGCCAAGGCGAGAAAGGAACTGCGGAATGCCTGACTATGAGATCGAAGCCCTGAACAAGCTGGACGACGAGTCCAAGAAGGGCAGCTATGACAAATATGCGAGCGCCATGAAGAGCGCCGTGCTCAAGGCTCTCAAGGATTTTGTGAAGCAGGACGCGGAATTCGCCCAGGCCGTTGTGCAGGGAGGCAGCTTTGAAAACTGCATGAAGGCCGTGGCCAAGAACTGCGGCTCCTCGATCAGCGATCTGGACGCCTACAAGAAGGCGGTGCAGTTCTATTTCCCCGGCGCGGAGATCCGCATGACGATGACGATCGATCTGATCGGCGCCGCCGGCAAGGATGAGGACAAGCCGAAGGGCGTGATCCTCGATCTGTGGTCGCTGCTGTGAGGTGGAAGCATGAGAAGCTATCAGTATCTCACAGAGAAGAAGCTGGACGACGAAATGGCCGACTTTCCGCCGCTGGACACAAAGCGCTGTGAGCGGGAAGCGAACAGTCTGTTCAAAACATGGATCTTCGTCCGGGACGAGAGGGGCATGCGGGAGATCACCTGCAGCCGGTGCGGGCACAGTGAGCAGCTGCTGGCGCCGCTGCGAACGATGGACGAGAAGTGGGCGCAGCTGCTGTATGGCAGCCACGATGAGCCGGCCCGCTGCCCCTGGTGCGGCGCTGACGGCCGTATCAAGGAACGGAGGTACATCCGCGACGGCGTCAAGATGCTGGAATACCATCCGGTGCTGTTCCTGCAGGAAAAGGAGGGGGTGCTGTATGCCCAGGGCTTTTGGACGCGTAAACAGTACAACGGGAAAATGGATGCCCGGCAGCTTGGCGCGGCGCCGCTGTTTATGGAAACAGAGGCCTGCCGGTTCCGGATCGGACGGGCGGACGCATATGAACGCTCCGGCTATGACGGCAGGTACCTGCGCGAGACGATCGAAGGCAACTATGGCCGGGAGCACTGGCTCCATGAGCCGTTCACAAAGGGCGACGGGCTCTATATGGGCTATGAGCCTTACACCGTGTTCGGCTTTGAAGCGATTTCACGCAGCGAGCTCAAATACTGCCAGTATGCGCTGTACCGCGGCGTCAAGACGCTGACGGAAGGCAGCCTGCACTATGACCTCATCAAATACTTGACCGTCTACACGCAGTACCCGGCGCAGGTAGAGCGGATGATGAAGGCGGGTTGGACGGCGCTGGTGCGTGATCTGATCGTGGAGAGGAAGAAGAACGCAGCGATCCTCAAATGGAGCGAGCCGGATCTACGCAAAGCGATTGCGATCAGCGGCGACGAGTTCAAGGCCTGGCGAGAAAGCGGCGGCTCTCCCTACCGGATCGGAGACTACAAGAAGCTCCGGAAGGCCGGCGTCAATGCGAGCTTTGCGGAGTTGGAAGAGGCGAAGAAGATCCTTTGCTATGAGTATGAAAGCGGTATCAAATACTGCATCCGCTTCGGGCTCCGGCCAGGCCGCCTTGCCCGGTATATCGACGAACACGGCGGCAAAGGCAAGGAGTGGGAAATTAAAACAGCGGCGATGAGCATTTGGCGCGACTACGTGGACACCTGTGTGAAGTTGGGCTATGACCTGCGAAACGAAACCGTGCTGCTGCCGAAGATGCTGGGGGAGAAGCACGACGAAGCTTCCAAGGAGTTGACCCAGAAGCTGAAGCGGCAGGCCCGGGAGCAGGAGCGGCAGGAGAAACTCGCTGCAGCCGATCGCCTAAAGAAGTGGCGAAAGAGGTACGCCGCCGAGATCGACGGCTTTATCTTCCGCCCGGCCGAGAGCTCGCTGGAGATCGTCGAAGAAGGCAAAGCCCTGCAGCATTGCGTGGGCGGCTATGCCGAACGGCACATGGCCGGGAAGCTGACGATCTGCTTCGTGCGGCGCGTTGAGAATCCGGAGGCATCGCTCTATACGATCGAGATGCACGGCGCCGAGCTGATCCAGATCCACGGATTCAAGAACGAACGATTCCAGGGGGCGAAAGATCCGCGCAAGGTGCTCGGCCGCCGGCTCAGTCAATGGCTGGCCTGGGTGACCGGCGGAAGCAAACGGGACAAGCAGGGGAAGCCAGTGCTTCCCAAAACCGAAAAACAGAAGGAGGCTAAAACAGCGTGAACGAAATGCAGACAGTAACGGCTGAGGTCAAGGATCTGTCGCCGGCGCAGCTCGGCGGGGAGATCCGCCTTCTGACCGCGCAGGCCCGCCGCATGGCGCTGAGCTATGGGATCCAGATCGGGTACCGGCTGAAGATCGCCCACGAGAAGGTGGGCCCTCACGGCTGGGCGGAATGGCTCAAGACTGAGACGGATTTTTCTGCCGCAGCGGCAAGCCGATTTGAAAAGCTCTATGAGGGTTACGGCTCCGAGCAGGGGAACCTGTTCGGCGTGGAAAATAAATTTCCAACGTTGGAAAATCTCAGTATTTCCAATGCTTTGAGGCTCCTTGCGGTCCCGGAGGACGAGCGGGAATCAGTGGCCGCCGAGGTCGACGCCGAGCACCTTTCTGCCCGCGAGCTAGAGAAGGCACTGGCCGAGCGGGACGAGGCGATCGCCCGCGCGAAGGCAGCCGAAGAGGAGCTGAACGGTGTCGAAGAGGCCCATCAGCTGGCGCTCGGCGAGCTGGAAGAGAAGATCCAGACCATGCAGAAGGACGCCGAGACCGTCAAGAAGGCCAAGGCCGAGCATGAAAAGCTCCTGGACGAGCTGAGCCTGACGCAGCAGAAGCTCCGCGACGCGCAGGCAGAGGTCAAGGAGCTGGAGAGCCGGCCGCAGCCCGTTGCCATGCAGCGCGACGAGAAGGCGATCGAGGAGGCCGCGGCGACCGCAGCCGCCCGGGCCACGGCCAAGGCCGCCGAGGAGATCGACGCGCTGCAGAAGAAGCTGGAGAAGGCTGAGAAGGCCCGGGAGAAGGCGGAGAAGCTGGGAAGCGGCGCCAAGGAGCAGATTGATCAGGCAAAGGCGGACGCCGCCCTGGCCCGCGAGGAGCTCCAGCGGGCAGAAAAGAAGCTGCTCGCCTCCGATAAAGACGTCGCGGAGGTCGGCGTCTACATCCGGCAGCTGCAGAGCGACCTGAACGAGATCCAGGCGCGGATCCGGAAGATCCGCGAGAGGGACAACGAGCTGGCCGAAAAGCTGCTGGGCGCCTTCCGCGGGCTCCTGGCCCCGCACATGGAGGGCTGAGGAATGACACATAACATCAAGCTGCGGATCGAGTACGCCGACGCGGTGCTGGACCGGAGCAAGCCCTTTGAGATCCGGGAGAACGACCGCGGGTATCAGAAGGGCGACGTCGTCCGCTTCGAGACGATCGACAGGATGGGCCTGCATGTGGCCCATCCTGTGGAGGAGCGGGAGTACCGGATCAACTATCTCGTGAACGGATGGGGACTGCAGGAGGGCTGGTGCGTGTTCGGGACCGAGGAGATCACCGATACGAGGCGTCCGGACAGAGTCACCGTCCCGCCGCATGGGAGGCTGATTGATGCGGATGCGCTTGCGGCTCACAAGTTTGTTGGTGTTGAACACGATATTTCAATTGCAGACGGTGGAGCTTGCTATCGCAGAGGATGGAATGACGCAATAGAAGCAATTATGGAAAACGCCGAAACGATTATAGGAGAAAAACGATGTACAACAATCTTTCAAACCGTTTGAGGGGCGAAGCGGAAGTATCTGATGCATCGCCTTATATCAAAGAGCTGATGAGACAGGCCGCAGACGCATTAGACCATTTTGAGAAAGGCTTTGAAAGGCTTTCAAGCGCTCCCACCATCATCCCGGCAGAACCGGAAGAGGAGGGTGAGACATGAAAAGAAAGGCGTGCCCGTTGTTGGTGCAAAGCAGCACAGAACCATCGCTTACGATACAAGGCGCGTCCTATACAAGAACATTTTTAAACGAATGTCTTGGAGAAAAGTGCGCTGCATATATCCAACAGTACGGGTTCTGCGAGAAATTTCAATCGACTGTAATCTTACGGACGAGCGAAGCAGAGGAGGACAAAACGTGAGCGTATATTTTGAATGCCCCGTATGCGGGAAACAGCCAAAGATAGGGACATACGGAGTGAATATAGCCTGGGCATCATGCAAAGGATATGCTTTCCACAGGCACAAGAAAATCTCTGTCTGCATTTTCGACCAACCGAGTACACTGTACCAATCGCTGAGAAGCCATTGGAACCAGATACAGTTCAGAGAAGCTCGTTTTTTGTACTTTTCGGAGGAAGAAGTACAGCGCTTAACTGGCGATAAAATGATTCCGAAAGAAGGTACTATCATCCAAGCAAAGGAGGGCGAGACATGAACTACAAAAAACTGAACTGCAAAACCTGCGGATATAAGTATTGCCCTTTTCACGGATCAGACAGGGAAATACCTGCTTACTTTTGCGAGGACTATAAACCGGCAGAGGAGGGCGAGACTGCTTCTGGAAGCTGGGGGAAGCCGTGAAGGAGGCCGGGAAACGAAACAAACATGAATGAAGCGCTGCAATACGTTGAGGGCATGATGGACAATGCTGAAATCATGACCTGGGGGCTACGCTGCCAGGCTCGGGGACAGATGGCCATCAAAGCGGGAGAGGAACTAAGCTTGCAAGAGCTCATCCTCGAGATGATCACAGAGGACGAGATCGAAGCACTGATCATGTCCGGCGATCTGGCACATGAGCTCAGGAAGAAAGCCGTGTACTACGATATCGCTGCCCGTCTCAGAACAATTCTTAACAAAGCTAAGGAGGAAAGCCGGGAATGAGCTATTGCGCAAAAACATACTGTGAGATCTATCGGAAAAAGCGCTTTTGTCATACCGCGAGCTCAAAGGAACAGAATGGCGTCTGCGACTGCAGACACGCGATTTTCCCCTGCAAGGCGGGGATTCTATGCCCCAGGGCAGAGAAGTGCAAGACGGTGTCGGAAATGAGCAGAGAGGCGATCCGCGTGATCAGAAAACGGATCGCCAAAGAGGAGCACAAGAATGAGCAGGATCGATCCTGAACTGATGGCTGATCTGATACGGGACGCGGAGCTCATGGAAAACGGCATGATCTCCTGCGGCGACGAATTCAGGAGGCCGGTCGACCGGACCGAACAGGAGCGGATCCTGTGGGGCCTTAGCAAAGCCTTTTATGACGTGATCCTTTATATCCTGAAAACAGTGGGCCACGGCACCGACCGCAGCCCGAAGACACGGATCCTACGTGAGCTGTGCATCGCCTTCCGCGACGTGATCAGCTTTATCCTGAAAAGAAACGGAGAAAAAGGAGGGAGTGCATGAATTTCCTCGGGTTTGTAAGCAGAAGGCAATTCTACAAGGCGATCCTGAGAAAGGAAGAAGAAGCCGATGAGCTCCGGGAGGAGCTGAGACTGAAAAGGGTCACGGTCAGCCTTCAGGAGCGGGAGATCAACCGGCTGAAGCTGGAAATCGCGACGCTGAACGCCTCGCTGGACGCGACGACGGATGCCCTCGCCGCAGCGCAGAACGCACTGAAGATCTCGGAGCAGGGGAGAAAGCGCCTGCTGAACGAAAAAAAGAGGAGGGCCGGATATGGTCATTAAGCAAATCGCAAAGCAAATCAAACGGACGGGTCTCGCTACGCTCTATTACGACGAGAGCCGTGACGTGCAGTGGATCAGCAACGGCTACGCCGTGTGGGCGCTGTATGGCATGCCGCTGATGGAAGCCGAGAACGTGCTGACAGCGCTCGATATCACAGAGAAGGAAAAAGACAAGATCGTCGTGCGCGAGCTCGGCGAGCTGCCTGCCGGCCTCGACTTTTCAGACGCAGATGACAGCGAAGAGGATCTGGCAGATCCGGTGATCAGCATCTGCTACGGCGGATCGCTTGTGATCCCGCTGCAGACAAAGGAGGACGGCCTGGTCCTCGCGGATCCGGAACTGTTCAAGCCGTTGAAGGACGTGGAGCACATGACGGTCCACGCCAGAAAAAAAGCAAACGGCGAGCTTTATCTTGCCTGCAAGGGCGGCCTGCTGCTGCATGGGCTTGTTCTGCCGAAAGAGCTGCGCAGCTTTGCGGCCCTGCCGGATATCCTGAACAAGGTCTCGGAGCAGTTGGAAAAAAGCGTTGTATCCGAGGCACAGCGCCGAAGCGGAGAGGACGAGGATCAGATGGCGATCGATCCGGAGACAGGCGAGGTTTCTTGATAAACAAAAGGGGAGGGCTTCGGCCCTCCCAGGGAAAAGATCCATGGACGAGCAGCTCAGAGAATGGGCTGCTGATCCATGAACCTTTTCGCAAAATGTTATGAGGAAGAGATATGAAAGAAGAGATGACGCTCGAGGAGCTGGTCAAAGAGCACCAGGAATCCAAGTGGAGATATATTCTCGCGCTTTGGGAGAAACTGTTGCCTTTGGTTAGATATAAGGCTCGTCGAAGAAATGAAGTCATAAAGGGCCGGTATGGGAACGATGTGGATGATTACATCCAGGAGGCGTTTCTTGTTCTCGTGCGCTGCGCAGACATCTATGACTTTCAAAGGAAAGGGTTTTTGAAATACTTCATTAAGGCTTGCAGCAATAGATTCTCCTATATTGACGGATGGGACAGCGATAGAAAAGAGCACAAATCTTTCATGACGGTATCGTTATACGAACAAGTCTACGAAGAAGACGACGAGACGATGCTGATTGACGTACTTAGTTCGAAATTCGACATGGAGGAATCGGTAATCAACAGAGTTTTTGTTGAGGAAGCTATTGATCAGCTGCCGGAGCCGAAGCGCGGTGTGATTCGGGCTTTCGTTTTTGATAATAAATCTCAGAAAGAAATCGCCGAAGAACGAGGGTGCAGCCATCAGAATATTTCAAGAATGATGTACGAAGCGGGAAAAGAGATCGGCAGAAAATACGGCAAAAGCCGCAAGTGAACCTTTTCAGCAGAAAAAGGCATTTATATGAAACGCACTGCGCGCGTGTGCGCACGCGTTTCTTATAAGACTTTTTTTCGGCTAACGTTAGGACCACCAGAACGTTGAAAGGGAAATAGAGGATGAAGAAGCTCATGAAGTATTACGTGATATCCGGTCGGACTGTCGAGGAGCAGGCCTCTCTGCTCTCCTCGAAAGCCGACCGCAAAAAGCCGAGAGGGATCCGCCGTGCCGGCGCAAGCTCCGAGGCAAAAATCAAGGCGAACGAGAAGAGCTCTGTCTATCGCCTGGCGCGAGGGATCGGATGCAACATGACCGCTGGGGATGGATTCATCACCTGCAAGTATGACGCCGATCACTATCCTGGAAGTCTTAATCCAGCGGAGAATGTCCCGGGCAGCGAAGGCTTCGATCGGGCGGCGGATGACCTTTCCCGCTTTCTCAGGAAGCTCAGGAGACTGTACAGGAAACAGACGGGGAAATCTCTGGTGGGATTCTGGCAGACTGCAAACTGGAGCCCGAAGCACGAAAGGCCGGCCAGGCTTCACCAGCACCTGGTAGTCCCGTCCGATGCCGTTGAGCTTGTCAGGCGTCTGTGGCCAGAATACGGCGGAGCGGGTACCGTGATCGTGAAAGATCTGAACAATGATCCTGACAGGACGCCGCTTGCCGACTACATGGTACACAACGTGCACGGTACTCGTCCGGGACAAAAGGGATGGAGCGGCAGCCGCGGCATGG